CCCACCTTTAGTTTTTTCTACCACTCCTTGAGGTCTTAATAAAATTCTATAACCAACAGGTTGTGGAACTTTATCTGGTGTTGGCACATCATTATCAGTAGCCCAAGCTTCATTACTATTCATCGTCTATATCTCCTTGTTTATATTTTTCAATTGTTTCATTTATTATTTCAAAAGCTTTATCTAAACCTTGACCATATCCATAAATACGTTTGAATTCAGATATATTTTCTACACCTTTATTTAATAAATTTTGTGATAAGTCTTGTTTATGATCTTTTATTTTTTTTTTAATTGCCTGAATTAGACGTTCCATCAGTTCCTTTCTTAAAAAAATCTAATGTATCATTAAAATTTTTTCTTAAACCACTTGAAGCAATTGCAAATAAATGTGGTTTGACTGTTTTAATAGAAATTTTTTTGTTTTCTAAAAATTTTTTAGCTTGTCTTATTTCTTCTGGTTTAACTGCCATTAATATCTTTCGTAGCTATTTTATTTTTATTAATACCTTTTTTAATAACATAAGATTGAGTTCCGTTAGCTCCGGTATCAACTTCTTTTTTTAAATTTTTAGATAATTCTTTTTGTTTATTTTCTTTATTTATATTAGCTATATGATCTAAAACTTTTTTAGTCATTCGTCCTGTTGCCATATACTTAATCTCTTTTCTTTTCTTGTCTTGCAACTTTACTTGCAACCTCTACTATTTTTGCTTTAGATTCAGCATCTTTTCTTGCATTTTGTTTTTCACTTTCTTTAACACCTTGCATAAATCTAGCTTTTCTTATATTTAATTCTTCACCTTTTAATGCAAGTTGAGCTTGATCTTTTTGTTGTTCAGCTTGTTGTTTTTGTTCTTCAGGAGAAGGTGGCATACTTCCCATTAATTGTTGTGCTGCTTGTGCTGCAGTTGCTGCTATTCTATTTTCTTCTTCTATACTAATTTCTTGTGATGGCTCTTCATCAAATTCTCTATTAAAATCTCCAGAGGAAATAGGATTACCAGGAGGTACTTGAGCTTGCATTTGTTGTTGATATAAAAATGCCATATGTTGACCTATATGAGCTAACATTGCGGGATATAGTCTTTCTTTAGCTTCAGGGTTTCCACCAAATCTAGGATCATTAATAAACTGTGAATGTACTTGTATATGAGCTTGATGATCTTGATCTTCAAATACTTGAATTGGTTTACCATTAAGTAAAGCCATATTCTCTGACACTGGATCACGTCTAGGTGTATCTTCATCTTCTATCATTAAATCCATATAATCAGGAATATTAAGAGCTTGTAAAAATCTTCTAGTTGCTTCTTTAACATCTATTATATCTGGTGAAGCTTGTGCTAATTGCATACCAGTTTGAGCTAAAGCAATTCTTTGAGCTTGTGAAAAAATATTAGGATCAGAAACTGGAACTACACTAATAGAAGCTGTAAAATCTTTTCTTCTAATTTTTTTATTTTCGCCTATAACTTCAAAAGAATATTCATCATCTAAATACTCTCCATTTAATTCATAAATTAATTTAAATTCTCTACCTTGAGCTTGATGAATTCTTTTATGTATTGCTGAATATACTTTTGAACCTTGTTCTATTAAAGCAATAGTAGTACCAACTGGACCTGACCCTGCAGAATCACCAATCATAGCATCTGCTATTGATGCAAAACGTCTCCCGGACTCAGTTAAAACACCTAATAGTTGTAAGAGAGTAGGCGATGGTTCTTTGAAAGGGAGAGGGATAAAACTCTTTCGTAGATCATCACCATAAGCTTCAACTTCAACCCATTCACCAGGAGAAACTGTAATGTCTCCACCTTCTATTCTGGCTCCTTTAGCTCTAAATCCTCCATTGAGGTTAGCAAAGGCAGCTGAATCTAGTAGTGCTCTTAAAGCACCAGTGCTAGCATGTTGAAGTCCGCCGATCATTTGAATAAGGCCGAAGCCATAAAAGCCCAAGCCCGGAAGATATTTATAGTGTATAAAATAAGTTCTTTTTCTTCTTAATGAATCTTCTTCTTTCCAATTACGTCTTATAGATAAAACTCTTTGTGAATCTAAATCTATTGTAACAATATAAGGTAAAGCTAATTCGTTTTTATCTTCGCCTAAATCTAAATTAGTATGTACTTCTAATACAGTATGTATTTTATCTGCCATACTAGGTGTCATACCTTCTAATCTTTGTAAAGTTTGGTCAACCATATCTCCATCATTAGAACCTGGAGTTGATTCTGCTTTACTTAATGGAATATCTTTGTAATAACCAGATACTTGATGTTTTCTAATATCGTTTCTAGTTAATTTCATTACTTGTGTATATCTTTCTGCTGTTTCTAAATCTGTATTCTCCATTGATATTACAAATTCTTCTGCTGGTACAAATTTAGAACAAATTCTATCTAAAGTATTATCAAAATAAACTTTTTTAAAAGCACTACCTGCAAGTGCTAAATAAAATAACATTTGATCTAATTCGTTAAAATAATCTGGTATCTCTTGTGTAATTTGAAAGTTCATAAAATCTTGAACTCTTTGAGATTGATCTAATTTTTTATCTGTAACTTTTCCTATAACTTGAGTTTTAACTGGACCACCAGCAGGAAAAATTTCAGCAATAGCTCTAGCTTGAAACTGTGTTGCTGCTTCTGCAAGTAGTGGATGATGAACACCTGAAGCTCCCGGGAAAGGGTCTTGTCTATCTTCGACAACTACACCTAACATTCTTAAACCTTTTGAATATTGGTCTTCCCAATTTTTTCGAGAGCTTTTATCATCTTCATAAGCTCGTACTAATTCTTTTCCTATGAGATTAATTTCTTGTTCAGGTAGTTCTTCAGCTAAATTAGAATAATGATTACTTTCAAAAGCTTCTTCTTCTTTTTCAGTTTGGTCTTGATCAATATCTACATTTACTTTTTGACCATCTTCATTAGTAAATTGTAGTTTTTTTTTATCTAATTCAACTTCCATTATTTAACTTTTTGCAGTTTTAGCAGATGCTTTTAAAGCTTTAGCAGAAACAGTACCTTTACCTGGTCTGCTTGTGCCTGCTTTTTTTCTTTTGTTCATATTGTAATACAAACCTTTTTTAGCAACTCTGCCACTTTTAGTTTTGTGATAACCTTTTTTCATAAGTTTTCCAAAGCCTTCTCTGTTAATCACTTACTATTTTTTTTTAAAACCGTAAGTGCCTTTTGGTTTACGTGTAGCTTTCGCTACTTTTCTTCGACCAGCCATAGACATTTTTTTACCAGATTGTTTTCCTCTAGTCATCCCTAGCTGTTCATCTTTTCTTGCGTTATATCCTTGTTTTTTCATAGCAGTATACCTCCTGGTTCATACCATACTTTCCTATTAGTAGATATAAAACAAAAATTTTGATTATTCTAGTATTAATTTCTTAATACTTTTACTATTATCTATGTTTAATTCTAATTCCGCCATTGACTTAATACACTGGTATTCAATGTTATCATTCTTATTTGTTCTCATTGCAACTCTTTTGCCTTTAAGGCAGTCGGACATAGATGATTGAATTCTGTGTTCTTTAATCTCTCCATTAACAATCATAAGTAGTGCTATAATTAACTCTGTCATCAATGTGCTCCACTACCATTTGCTCTTACTTTATCTTTTAAATCTTCTACATCAGCTAATGCTTTTTCTAATTGAGCTTTTAGAAATTCTATATTAACTTTATTCGTCATGTTTTGTTCTTGAGTTATTTCTAATTTTTCTGTAGTTTTATATAAATCTTCTATCAACATGTATTGTTCTTGGTCTGTAGGAAGTTGTTCTGATTTTTTAAGCAAATCAGCTTGAAACAATTCTCTAGAAGTTTCTAAACTTGTTAATCTTGATGTAACTTCTGTATATGCAAAAACACCCATAGCAACGCCTGCTACTATTGCTAACATATTTTTCATAGGCATACTTATTGATGTGTTTTCGGATATTTTCATATTGGTCCCATACAAAAAGCTAAAAATAAAAAACCTAAAATCAAAATACCTGTAAAATAATAGTTCATATTAATACTCATAAATTAGGTTTTTCCTTTTTTTGAATAAATAATATATAACAAAAGTTACTAGGCGTCTAGCACTTCCATCTACGTCTAGCTTGTCTTATTCTAGAATTAGGGTCATTTCTTGTTTTAGCAGAGCTTCTTTTTAATTGACCAGCTGATCTTGCACAATAAGATTTTCTACGTTTAGCTGCTTTACTTCCAGCTTTAACTTTACCAGTAACTGCTGTCTTTAATTTAGAACCAGGATTAGCTCGTCTATATGCAGCAACACCTTTACGTGTCATTCCTGCTCCTGATTTAGTTTTTCTATAATTACCACCTTTACCAGTAGTTTTTCTTATAGGATTTTCTCTACGCCTTCTAGGTCTGATTCTGGTTCTGGCCATATGGATTTAATCCTTCTTGTGCATCAAGTAATCCTGTGTATTCTTGATTAGTAATTGGTTGTTGTTCTGTATTTCCTAAATTATCTACTTCTGTTGGTTGAGGAGCATCATAAGTCATATAATCTATTATAGGTTGTTCTTCTTGTTCTTGAAAATTACTTAAAGCACTACCTGAAAAATTCATAGGCGGCATAGCTTGTGCTGGAATAGGTGGTGGCGGTGAAACATTTTGAGAAAAGAAATTATT